CCCAATATCAATGTTGATATCGGCGTGACGACTTACTCAGAATTCAGTATTATTTACTTCTTACTCCACATTATGTGAGGTAATGAAAATAAGTAACCCTTTATTCTTAATGAGTCGGTCTATAGCTTCTCGGACTGCCCAGGACACTGGATATCTAGGTCGGCTTGGTTTTAAGATCGAGCCTGCGGGGAAACTAAGAGTATTTGCTATGGTTGACTGTTGAACTCAATGACTGTTACGTCCTCTCCATTTGTTTATATTTAAATGTTTAAAATATATTCCAATGGATGGGACTTTTAATCAATTACTTCCTTTAAAAAAGGCTAATAATTGACCATCATTGTATTCACTAGACTTAAGTTCGGCAACTGATAGATTACCCATTCTTCTGCAAAAACATCTTTTGTCCTATATTTTCGGACAGACGTTTGCTGAGGCATGAGTGACTCTATTAGTTGCGCGTCCATATGAAAGACCTGCTAGACCAGAGATTGATCCCTCATGAAGTTATTCTGAGGAGTTAATTTATGGTGCAGGTCAACCTATGGGTGCCTTAAGTTCTTGAGCCATGTTAGCTTTTACTCATCATTTTATTGTACAATGAGCTGCTTGGTCCACTTCACATCTTTCTAAACGAAGATTATTTACTCAGTATGCTTTACTGGGTGATGATCTCGTTATTGGGGATTATGAGGTAATGCGGAAATATCTGGCGATTATGAAATATTTAGGTGTCGAGATTAATCTCTCTAAATCTATACTTTCACGATCTTCAAAAGGATTGGAGTTTGCAAAGAAGACAATGATTCGTTTTAATGGATCATTAGTCGATTGTTCACCCTTTCCTTTACAGATGGTTTCTGCATTACTTATTGATCTATCTTCCCTTATCTCTTTTATGAAATTACATAAATTAGATCTTCTAACGCTAGTAAAATTTCTCGGCTTTGGGCATAGAGTACAAAGTGGTTTAAAAACAAAACCATTTAAACTCCAACCCTCTGCTATTAGAAAAATTATTATAGGTTCTATTGTAAGAGGAGAGTTATCTACTCTTGATCTATCTCGGGGATTTGATATAATCCCATCCGATTTAGAACGGTTAATCCCTTCCTTTGTAAAAGAAGAGGTTTACCCCTTACAAGCGAAAGTTCAGAGACTGATTAATTCAGCCACTGATGCGTTAGATTGAGAGATTAAAGAAGATATTGTCCCAAAAATATTTGAAAATAGGAAAGAAAAGGTTGCTTATGCAGTGGAAGCTTTCCGTCAATCGACAGTTAGCTTCCTTCAACCTGATGAACGACGTATGTTAAATACGTTGAAAATTAGATTGAATAATTATGATTGACTATCTATGGAATTCTCGGATATTCTCCGAGTAGTCCTAGAGGCTCATTCACAACTAGCTCTTAGCAATACTTTCCTTCTTATGGGGGAATTAATTAGAGGTAACGATAAGGTTATCTTTGGAAAAGTTTCTCCACTTCAAATCAAAATTTGAATGAAGTGAAGTGCCAAGTTATATCGGTATACACGTAGTCGGCCTTCTGCGTCATCTATTGATCAGGTTATGTTCTGTACAGTCTTAGTTAGATCTTTTGATCCAACTTTAGACAATAGTACTTGAGCACAGCCATACATTGACTGATA